GTCCACATAGTCATTCGTCCCGTCGAAATTCAATGCCCATTGCGCCATCCATCACCTCGCCAATAAGACCCATTATCGCCAGCCATTTCCTGTCATGCTGTCATGCTGAGGCCGCCGAAGCATCCCCAGCGCAACCCTGTCATGCTGAGGCCGCCGAAGCATCCCCCTCCTCCGTCACACCCTAAACGCCCCCTTCAACCTCAGCCGCCGGTCGATCTCATCCATCAGATAATCGATATCATCCCGGCTCCCAAACGTATTGCCACTGATAGTGATCTGGATCGGCGGCCGGATCGACCCGCCAGCCGTCGTCAGCATCGGCCGCGCGCCGTTCAGCGCCGGCGCCGGCTCGAACGGCCGGATCGGCCCAACCCCACCCGCCAGCGCCAGCTCCCTGCGCAGCTTATCCATCGCCGACGCCACCGGCCGCTGCTGCCGGCTCAGGCTCACCGCCAGATCCTGCCCAAACCCGCGCCCCACCACCGCGCCATCCGGCAGCGTCCGCCACGCCCCGTACTTCGCCGGCGAGCTGGGGAACAGACCTCGGATGTACGCCAGCAGCGCCACCAGATCCGGCAGCCGCGCGTTGAGACCGTTGATCAGCATCAGCACCCAGTCACGACCGAACCCCCACGCCGCGTTCTTCATCGCCGTGAACTGCGCCGCCATCACCGCCATCGCCGCGCTCATCTCTCCGGCCAGCGCCGCCAGCGCCGCCGGCACCCCCGCCGGCGTGCTCGTCGCCGCCATGATCCCCGCCCCAATCGCCGCCCCAATCGCCTCGCCATCCAGCTCGATCTGCTCCGCCGCCACCAGCGCCGCGCTCAGCTCCACCCGCGCCTCGTTCAGCCGCAGCACGATCTCGCCCACATCCGCCAGAAACGCTGCCATCAGCGCCGCCGTCTGCCCGCTCTCATAGCCTAGGATCGTCCGCATACTCTGCATTGCAGCCGACACGCTCGCCGTGATATCCCGGATCTGGTTAGCAAACCCGATAGCGCTGGCCATACCCGCCTGCGTCACCAGCGTCGCCGCCGCCGTCAGCGCGTTGACCACCAGCACCATGTCCGCCACAAACGCATCCAGCGCCGCCTGCGCCAACCCGCCTTGATAGTCCAACAGCGCGCCCAGCCCCTCCAGCGCATCCTCGATATTGCCGCCAATCGTGCCCGCCGCTTCCGCCAGCCCAGACGCAGCCGCCAGGCCCTCCTCAGTGAACAGCAGCCCCGCCGTCTCCATCGCTCGCACCAGCATCAACATGTCCGCCACAAACGCATCCAGCGCCGCCTGCGCCAGCCCGCCCGCATAGCCCAGCAGCGCGCCCAGACCGTCCAGCGCATCCTCGATATTGCTACCAATCGCCCCCGCCGCTTCCGCCAACGCCGTTGCCGCCGCCAGGCCATCCTCAGTGAACAGCAGCCCCGCCGTCTCCATCGCCTGCACCAGCATCTGCATATCAGCTACGAACGCATCCAGCGCCGTCTGCGCCAGCCCGCCTTGGTAGCCCAGCGCCGCGCTCAGACCATCCAGCGCATCGCTGATGTTGCTGCCAATCGTACCCGCCGCCTCAGCAAACCGTATCGCCGCGTCGAACGCCTGATAGTCCATCAACTGCGCCATCGTCTCCAGCCTGGCCACAAATTGCCGCAGCGTCTCGAACAGTAGATCTGTACCATCCGCCATTCGCGGCAGGCGAAATTCCCACGCCGCCAGCATCGCCTCTATCGCGTCGCTGATCCCCTGGCCAATCCGCCCCGCCGCGTCCGCAAACCGCAGCGCCGCCTCGAACGCCTGATAGTCCATGTTCTCGGCCATATACTGCAACCTGGCCACAAACCGCCGCAGCGCCTCGAACAGTTGATCCGTCCCGTCCTCCATCGCCGGCAGGCGGAACTGCCACGCCGCCAGCATCGCGCCTATCGCGTCGCTGATCCCCTGGCCAATCCGCCCCGCCGCGTCCGCAAACCGCAGCGCCGCCTCGAACGCCTGATAGTCCATGTTCTCGGCCATATACTGTAACCTGGCCACAAACCGCCGCAGCGCCTCGAACAGTTGATCCGTCCCGTCCGCCATCATCGGCAGGCGGAACTGCCACGCCGCCAGCATCCCCTCGATAGCCGACCCAATGTTCCCGCCAATCGTCCCCGCCGCCTCCGCCAGAGCTACCGCCGCGTCGACCCCATCCATCTCGAAATCAGCCACCGTCGCCACAAACCGCTCCACCACATACGCCATCTGCTCGGCGATCTCGTCCACCGCCGCCGTCAACCCATTCGGCACCTCGAAGGCCACCATCGCCCCCGCCGCATCGATCAGCGCCAGCATCGTGTCGATCATCGTCGAAACCGCGTCCGCAATCGCCGCCGCCTGCTCCGCCGCCTCCACCGTCACCTCGCCCAGCGCCCCCTGCATCGCAGCCACCAGCGCCCCTGCCATCTCCTCGATGCCGATCACCATGCCCCGCATCGTGTCCGTGCCAATCTCTCGAAACACCCGGCTCGGCGAGCCGATCCCTAACAGGTTCTTCGCCGCCTGGATCGCCGAGCTGACCACCCCCTGCGCCGCCGCCACCAGCGCCCCCGCCATCGACTGGACGCCGCCGATCAGGCCCTGGATCAGCGCCACGCCCACGTCGTGCAGCGAGAAGCTACGGATCGTCTCGGCGATCTGCGTCAGGAACGTCGTCACCGCCTGAATGATCTCCACCGCCTTCGTGATGATGCCAACAATCACAGTCTGGATCGCCGTCATCGTCTGGCTCTTGAAATCCGCCGCCGCGATCCGACGGCCGATATTGAGCAGGAACGTGGCAACCTCCTGCAGCGCCTGTGCCGCCTTCGTCAGCAGCCCAGGGATCACCGTCCCGAACATCGTCATCGCTGCGCCCTTCAGGTCGAAGCCCTTGATCTTGTTCCCCGTGTCGCGCAGCCAGTCCCCCACCTCCCGCAGCGCATCCCTCGCCTTCGCCACAATCCCCGAGATCGCCGTCTCGAACATGCTCTCGGCCGCGCCCTGCAAGTCCTTCTCCCGGATCCGGTCGAACGTGTCCCTCAGCCAATCCCCCACACTCCGCAGCGCCTCCGCCGCCTTCGTCGCAATCCCCGGCAGCGTCGTACCAAAGAACGTCTGTGCGGCCGCCTTCAGGTCGAAACTCTCGATCGCCGCAAACACATCGTCCAGGAACCTCGCCACCGTCGCCAGCGCCTCGCCGACCTTGCTGGCGATCCCCGTCACCACCTTCTGGAACAGCGCCCGCGCCGCCGCGCCCAGGTCAAAGTTCTGGATCGTGCTCAGCATGTTCTGCAGCCACGTCTGGATGTTGGCCTTGATCTCGTCGATCTTCGTCTGGATGTTGGCCTTGATCTCGTTCCACTTCGTCACAAACCAGCCCCGGATCTGCTCCAGCTTCTCGGCGATCCACGTCACAATCGGCCCGAACACAGTCTCGATGATCGTCACAATCGCATTCCACACCGTGTCGGCAATGTTGCGGATCTCCGCCCACGCCGTGTCCCAGTCCCCGCGGATGATGGCCAGCACCGTGCGGATGATCCCCTCGATCACCGCCAGCACCGTCTCGATAACCGTCCTTATCACCACCCATGCCGCACTCAGTACAGCCTCGATCTCTGCGCTGTGCGCCGCAATGAAAGTCGCAATCCCCTGCAGCACCGGGATGATGGTGGCCTGCAAGATCGCCAGCACGCCGGTCACAATATTGCCGATGGTCTGCCAGGCGCCGATCAAAAAGGCCTGGATCTCCGCGCTATGGTTCTGCAAAAACGTCTGCACCGGGGTCAGGATGCCCTGGATGATCGCACCGACAGCCGTCACCGCATCCGACACGAACGTTTGAATTTGTGCCCAGGCCGTGGTCAGCCACTGCGTCGCCTGCGCGCTGTGCGTCTGGATGTACGTCGCCAGGCCGGTCAGAATACCGGTCACGGTCGCAATCGTGCTCTCCACAAAGGTTCGGATCCCGCCGAAGTCGGTCTCCCACGCCGTCCGCACCAGCGCCACCGCCAGCACCAGCGCCGCAAACACCGCAATCACCGGCGCCGCTGCCGTCACAATGCTCGCCAGGCCGCCGATCAGCACCGAAGCGATCACCCCACCCAGCACGATCAGCACGTCCTTCCACGACACGAACTGGCCCACCAGCTCGAACACAGGCCCCAGCGTCTGGCCGATCCATGCCAGGACCTGCTGGCCGTAGCCCAGCAGCGTCTGGAACCCAGCGCTCACCTGGTCCGTCGTCGGCACCATCGTCTGTAAGTTGCCGATCCATTCCGCCAGCAGGCCAATCCCTGGCGTCAGGAAGTTCTGGATCAACGGCGTCCCCACCCCAATCAAAAACGTCTCGATCACCCCGCCCAGGTTCTCCATCGCCGCGTTGAAGCCCTGCGTCCTCGCCGCCGCCACCTCCTGCGCCGTCGCCGCGTTGGCCACCGCCGCCGCCATCGCATCCCACCCCGGCGTCCCCTCGGCCACCAGCGTGTTCAGCGCCCGCAGGCCATACGTCCCCGCCAGCGTCTGCATAGTCTGGTTGCGCTGCTCGCTCGTCATCCCCGCCATCGCCGTCTGCAACTGACCGATGATATTCGGCAGCGGCAGCATGTTGCCCGCCTGGTCGTACAGCGCCACGTTCAGCCCCTGCAGCGCCGCTGTCACCGCCGGCGTCCCGCTTTGCAGGTTCAGCAGCATCGAGCGCAGCGCCGTCCCCGCCTCGCTCCCCTCGATCCCGCGCGTGCTTAGCAGCGCCAGCGCAATGCTCGTCTCGTCCAGGCTCATCCCCATCGCCGCCGCCACCGGCCCCACGTTCTGCAAGGCCTCCCCCAGCCCGCTCACGCTCGCCACGCTCGCGTCCGCCGCGCCCACCAGCGTGTTCGCAATTCCCGCCGCGTCCCCTGCGCTCAGCCCGAACGTGTTCATCGCCACCGTCACCAGGTTGCTCGACGCCGCCAGGTCCAGCTCGCTCGCCGCAGCCAGGTCAATCGCCGCCCGCAGCGCGCCCGTCAGCGGCGTCGTCCCTGCCAGGTAGCCCTGCAGGTCTCCCATGATATCGGTCGTCGTCATGCCCGCCTTGTAGAAGCCGGTCATCGCGTCGGCCGCTTCTGCCGAGCTGATCCCCACCAGCGTCACGTCGCCGCCCACCGCCATCGCCGCCGCGCGCAGATCGTCCATCGTGGTCCCGCTCTGCCGCGCCGCCACCGACAGAATGTTGATCTGGGCCTCGAAATCTCCCGCCTTGTTCGCAGCCACCACCAGCCCCGCGCCCAGCGCCCCCACCGCCACCGTGCCCGCCGTCGCCGCCGCCGCCAGCCCCGCGCGCACCGCGCCCTGCAGGCCAGTGATTCCACGCGACGCAAACCCCGCATGGTTGTCCAGGTCGCGCAGCTCCCCGTTCAGCTCCCGCAACGCCCCCCCCGCCATATTCCGCGCCACAATCACAATCTGAAGGTTAGCCATAATAGACCTTATCGATCCGTCCTACTCCGTCCAACCCGTCCTACTCCGTCCGACCAATCACCACTGTCATGCTGAGGGCCGCCGAAGCATCCCCCAATCACCCAGTCACCCTGTCACCTTTTCTTCGCCTTCGCCTCATCCAACCGCGCCCGCTCACGCTCCCAGTGCAGCCGCGCGCCCCGTCGCACCAGGATCTCCTCGACCAGGTCGGCTGGAGCCGCCAGCAACGCCTGCCAGCTCCAGCCCGTCTCCTCGATCACAGCCAATTCCACCGCATAGCGCCCCGGCATCGGCTGCGACTGATTGCGCATGATCGCCGCCTCCAATGCCTGGTTGATCAGTTTTTTTCCTGCTCGCTCAGGCCCTGGTTCAACACATCCGCCGCAGCCGAGACCTTGTCCACGATCTCAGGCGGCAACGCAAACAGGTTCTCACGCGTCGCCGGCCGCCCCTCGAAGCCAGGACCCTCCCAGCTCACCAGGCACGCCGCCACCTGCTCCGCCGCCATCAGCGCCCCATCGATCACCACATCCGCCGTCTGATCCTCGACGACCTTCGCAGCCGCGCCGCCCTTGCCCTTGCCGCCCTTCTTCAGCTGCGTCTCCGTCGTCACCTTCATCGCCAGGCTGATGCACCGCTGCCGCTCCTCATACGTCAGCCGCCGGATCGTCACCTTGTCCAGAGCCGTCGCCACATCATCCGTGTCAATCGGCACCACCGTCACCTGCTGCGTAAAATAACCCATCGTTCAGCTCCTATCCCCGACCTCCGGGGTTTCTCGTCCCGACCTCCGGGGTTTTCCGCAACCCCGGAGGTCTTCCGTTCTGTACACTTCGTTCTGGCCGATCTCCGACCGAGCCAGTCTGCCCCGTCCTACTCGTCCTACTCCGTCCGACTTCGGACACGCGCCGCCAGCCAGCGCGTGCCCGTTCACCGCCCGCCTACGGCACCGTCGCCAGCGTGCTCTTCACGATGAAGCTCGCAAACAGCGCATCCACGCTGCTGTACTTTGCCTCGCCGCTGATCTCGATCACCGTGTTTCCGTCCGAGTTGTTATACTCGCCAAAGCTCATGTGCTTCCCGGCGATGTTGATCTTCATCTCGCTCGTGGTCGCGCCGGCCACCTTGAGTTGGATCAACCGCAGCGATTTCGCCACCCAGGCCGCTCGCTCCGCAGCCGCCACGCCCGTGTCGCTCTCCAGCTCCAGCGTCAGGCTATACGCCACCGTCGGCCGCGTGAACTTGTGCTTGTAGAAGTACAACTGCCCGTCCGCCGTCCACACCGGCACGATCCCCGTCGTCACCTCCACGCTCGCCGCCGTCAGCACGCCCGCTTTTGGCGTCGTACCTACAGTCCCCGCGCTCGCGTCGATGTACAACGTCGTCTTGTTGAACAGCATCTCCTCCTGCGCCGTCAGGCTCAGCGCCCCCGTGAACGTAGTCGTACTCTTCCGCCGCCCCGCCCAGTTCGCCGCCACCTTCCACGCCTCGCCCGCCGCGCCGCTCAGCGAGAAGTCCGTGACAAAGCCGTATTCCAGCTCGTTCACGTCCCCGCCCACCGCGTTGCCCGTCTCCAACGTGTACGTCTTGATCGCGTTCAGCGTCGACGTCAGCGGGAAGTCATAGGTGTATGAGTACGGCGCCTGCGTGCCCACCGGCGTTGCTGTCTTGATCCCCGCCTCGAAGATGTGCAGGATCTGCTCGAACGTCGCCTCCGTCTCCGGCATCGCCAGCGTCGCGTACAGTTTCGAGATGTACTCCCGGTCCGTCGGCACCAGAATGCCAACATCCTCCTCCGCAAACTGGTGCGTGCTCTCGTCCACAATGTCCGTCGCCGGACCCCGCCAGATGCTCGTCGCCGCCACAGCCGTACCGGCCGTCTCCTCGCGCCCGAGCTGGATTTTGTTCAGTGGGAAAGTCCCATAGCCAGCCATCACTCACTCTCCTCGTCGTTGTGTTCAGCCGCCGCAGCCGCAGTCGGCTTGTTCCGCTTCCGTCCGCGCGCCGCCGGCGCCTCGTCCGAGACCTCAGCCCCGTCCGAACCGTCAGCCTCGTCCGAGACCTTCGCCCCTACCCACAGCGGCCGCGCGCCCGCCAGGTTGCCGGCCAGCTCCACGCCATACAGCGCAGCCTCCGACTCTCGTAGATCGCGCGCTGGCACGCCGGGCACCCACGCCCCGCCGCCCACGTAGCGATATGCAATCCCGTCCATCTCACTCACCTCCACAGCCAGCTCCGGCAGCCGGCCGAACTCCACATACGCCCGCTCAGCGCCCTCAGCCAGCGCGCGCCAGGCCCGTTTGCGGCGATCCCGCTCATGGTCCCCTGGCCGGCCCACGTGCTCGATCTCCACCGCATCCAGCAGCGCCGCCTGGTCCACCAGGTGGCCCTGCCGGTAGAGGCCAAAGTGCGCATACTGATAGCGCAGCGTGCCATCCTCGCGCACCACCCGGATCCGCCGCACAGCAGGCTCCCCCGCCGTGCGGATCCACACCAGATAGGCGCCCTCCGGCGCATCGTCCAGCGTCCCTGGCAAAACACCGGCCATGCGTTCGTCCGCATCGAGAGCCACGTACCAGTCGCCTGGCTCGCCCACCAGGTACGCGTTCCTCGCCTCAACCTCAGACCGCCAGCCTGCCCCCGGCGCCTCGATCACCTCCGCGCCGTGCAGCCTGGCCAGCTCCCGCGTGCCGTCCGTCGAGCCTGGCCCGTCGCCATACCACTCGAAATGCCGCCACGCCCCATCTACCACCACCAACCGCTCGCACCCAGCCGCGCGCAAACTGGCCAGCCCCTCGCCGACCACCGCCGCCTCCTGGTACGCGCACATCACACCAATGATCATCCGTCCAATCCGTCCAATCCGTCCAACTGCTGTGGCCGGTCTCTGACCGAGCCACGCTTCGCTACGCACTCACGACACCACCATATCCTTCACCGTCACCCGAAATCGCACCCCGTAGTGCGTTTCCTGGTTATACGGCAGCGGCAGCGCCTCATACGTCACCGGATACACCACCTGGTGCGAGCTCCCATACAGCGCCGCCAGCACCCGGTCTGGCCAAACCTTCGCCTCGTCGATCGCCTCCTGGATGATCTGCCGGCTGTGGTGGATCTCCACAATCACCGTGTGCAAATTCTTCCCCAGGCCCGCCGACACAACCTCCAGCGTCCCCGATCCCGCATACGCAATCAGGCACGGAAACTCATTGAGGCTTTCCGGCGGATCCGCATACGCCCGCTCCAGGCCGGTCATGCCTGACAGCGCCGTCACCAATCCGTCCACTACATTCGCCAGCGTCATCGCTTCGCTCTCCGCTTTGTTGGCGCCGCCGCAGGCACGACCGCCGCCGCCTCAACCGCCGCAGGCACGACCAATCCGTCCGAGCCGTCCAATCCATCCAACGCCCTCCCCTCCACCACCGACGCCACACCCGCATCCACCAGCGCCTGCGCCAGGCTATCGGAGATCTCCGCCGTCGACCGCGCCACGTGCCCGGCCCAGTCCATCACAAAACACACCATCACTGCCATCTCACACCAACCCTTTCGTCCGCAAAACCGTGAGCATAATCACTCTTATCGACCCGTCCTACTCCGTCCAACCAGTCCAACCACGTCCGACAATCACCCTGTCACCTTGTCACCCTGTCACCTTGTCATCCCACCGTCAACCGCCGCAACCCGGCCTCGACCAGCATGAACTCCACCTCCGGGTCTATTTTGCGCGCAAACGTCAGCGTGCCCGTCTCCATCGCCGCCGCCACATCCTGAAACGCACTCTGGCTGCGCTTGAACCAGCGCACCGCCTGGATCAGCGTTGCCTGCCGCGCCAGCTCATCCGGCCGCCACACATCCACCCGCGTCCCCGTCGCATGGCTCGCCGCCGTCGTCCCGTTGCATCCCCTCACCACCGTCAGCACGTTGGTGGAGGTGTTGACCGCCGTCACCGCCATGAACTCGCTGTCGATCCGCAGCAACTGCCCCACCTCGAAGCGCGGCGTCAGCCCCATCTGGCCCGCCCCGTCCGCGTTGGCCACCGTGATCGTCGACGCGTTCGCCAAGGCCTCGGCCTGCAGCGTGTCCTGGCTGTCTTCCCAGGCCGCCGAGTAGTTCCGATGCCAGCCCCACACGCCGGTGATCCGCACGGCCCGCCGGCCGCTGTAGAATACAGCATAGCTACCGTTGGGGCTCATCACCAGCAACTGGGTTGGGGACCGGCCATATTGTGCGCCGTCCGAAACCCAGAAGTCCGTGTTCTCGACCGGCGTCTCGGTGTAGCTGTATCCCTGGTCGTCGCTGAGCGACAGCGCCGTGATGGCCAGGACCGGCTCCGGCAGCCACATCTCGACCGCACCGCTGCCGTCGAAGTACTTCGTTGCCAGCTCCGGATAGAACTGCCGGCCGGCGGCAATGTCAATCAGCCGGCTGGCATGGCGAGCCATGCGTAGGAGAACGGCGTCATAGGTCGTAGCCGTAACCTCGATGGCCGCCTTGATCTCGCTCAGCCCGGCGTAGATATTGATCAGCCTGGCCAGCGTTGCCGGCGTCGAAACCGGAGTGCTGGCCGGCGTGCCCGTGCCGCTTCCTGTGGGCATCAGCTCACCGTCTCCGTGTCAGGGTTCGTGAAATTCCATCCGGATTTCTGCCGCCACACGTAGACCGTGCCGGCGTCGAGATAGAAGACCACCTGGCCGCTGGCATTCGTCCTGCCACTGGCCAAGAGGATGCTGCCTGCCTCGTCCGACGAAACCCACACGTCGGCGTCAGCGATGGGGCTTTCGTCGACGGAGGACAGCAACGTGTAGGTGAAAGTCAGTGCGCCTGCCCCGAGTGTCGCTCGCGTGTTGATCAACGCCGGCAGCGTCGTGCCCGTATCGACCAGGATGTCGTCTACTATGCCGTCGATGGTGACCAGCGCCGCCGGCAGCGTTGTCCCCGTGTCCTCCAGGATGCTGGCCAGCTTCGTCGAGTTGGCATCCATCTCGGTGCGGATGTCCACTGCGCTGGGTGCAGCCGCCGGCAGGTCAGTCACCTCAGCCAGCCGGCCTCCCGTCGCGATACCCGCGGAATGCGTCACATTAGCGGAAATAGGATCGCTATTCGCCGCAGCCAGGATCGCCGCAGCAGTCGCCGTGGCCGCTTCCGCCGCAGTTGGTAGTGCATCCAACTGCGTATCCAGGTTGGCTGACGCTAAACCAACCGCAG